TTCAGTGCCGACATCGCGGCAAGCGCCTTGGCATGGCATCCCGGTTCATCGCAATTCGGATTGGGCCACTCGCCCTCGATCTCCCAGCACGCTGGTTCGCCACGAAACGCGCAATTCTCTTGGCAGATCGCGCGGTGCATTGCCTCAATGGCGTCCGCTTGATCCCTGGCTTGGTCGCTCATGGCCGTTGCTCCTGTCATGCGGCCCGGACCGGCTGGCCGTTTTGAAGGGTCCATTTCTGGCCATTACCGAACGTGGTGACGCGGCCGGGCTTCAGGTGGCGCAATGCCTCTGGCGGTGGTGCCTCATCCGGCGCGGCCGCGCCCTTCTGCGCCTCGGCGGGCTGGCCACCACCGGCCCCCGGCTGCGCGGCCGCGCCCTGGTCGTTCGCCGGCTGACCGGGCGCAGCCGGCTGTTGTGAACCGGCATCCATGGTCTGGATCAGATTGCCGACCTCCTCGCCCAACTGTTGGAGGTGGTCGCCGATCTGGGTCTGGTGGTGTGCGTCGGCCTTCTGCTGGAGTGCGGCGATCTTGGTCTCGGTATCGGCGGCGATCTTCAACAACCGCGCCTCGAAATCGTGCTTGATCTGCTCCATCAGCACCTCGCGGTCGGCCTTCTTGTCGGTGACCGCCGCTATCGCCTGCTGGAGCTTCTGGCTGAGGTCTTTGATCTGCGCTTCCTGCGATGAGATGATCGCCTGGATCTGCGGCGTGACGTCCTTCATGTCCGGTTGCAACAGGTTCGGCGGCAGCGTCTTGGCGAGCCGGGCGGCGATCTCCTCCGCACCCGGCCAATCCTGGTTCTTGGCGATCAGATCGGCGATCAGCGCCGCCGTCTGCGGCATCGCGCGGGCGAAATTCATCATATTCTCGCTCGCTTCGATCCGCTTCGTTGCATAAGACGGCCCGACCGTGACGGTGACGCCGTATTTGCCCACCTTCGGGTTGAACAGCTTGATCCGCTTGCCGTCCTGCTGCCGGCGCATCTCCCCGGAGGCGTTCGGCAGGGACGGATCGATGCCGACCTGCTCCTCTTTGTCGTCTTCGCGGAGAATAGTGATGGTGCGGGCGTCGGCATAGATCAGCGGGATCAACTCGACCAGGATTTCGCCGGTGCGGCGCAATGACCTTGCGAGGTTGTCCACGAAATGGAAATTGCCAACGTCACCGGAGCGGCGCAACTCGCGGATCGCCTTGCCGGATTCGTCGATCATCCGCTCGTTCATGGTGGCGTCGAACCGGATGCCGGTGGTTGCCATCATGTCCTGCGCCGCCCCCTGCGCGGCCTGCACCACCCCCGCCGGCACCCCGGCGAATTGCTGGCGCTGCGGCGGCGGTGCCGGTGTGCCGGCAATCGAGGTGCCCTTGTAGCTGAGGTAGGGCATCGACCGGATGTTGGCCATTTTGAATTCGTCTTCGTGGCCTTCGATCTGGCCCTCTTCGACGACCCACGGCGCTTTCGGAGCCAAAGCAACGAGTTCGGTCTCGGCCGTCTTCCAAAAATTGTACATCCGCTGCGCATCTTTGGCGTGGCGGACCACCCCGTTGAGCAGAACCTTGCCCTCGATATCGATCTCTTCGCCGATCACTCTGACGATGGGGATGGTGGTGCCCGGCCATTCGCGTTCCATCAGCACGTCTTTGGCGGTGACCTTGTACCACATGACTTTTGGGCAGCGGGCTTCTCGCTCATCGACGACGGTGATCTTGCCGCGCGCTATCGCCGCCTGGGTGATCTCGGCCAACTCGTCTTCCCAGCCCGAATGACCGTTGCTGAGTTCCACCAGAGTGCGGGTTTTATATTCGATCTCGAAGTATTCGGCGATCCGCACCTCATCCTTGTTGATCCAGTTTTTCAGGGTCTCACCGATGCCACCGGCGGTGTACGGCATCGGATCAGCGTCGGGATATTTCTCGTCGAATTCCTCGCGTGGGATCAGGTCGGTGATGAACCCCCATTTCGCATCCGCGCCGGTCGGGTCTTGGTGCGCCGGGTCGAGGTAGACCGTGAACGGGTTGCGGATGCGGCGGATGACCAGCACCAGATTGAAAGAGTCCGGCGCTTCCCATTCGGTCAACACCCGCCAATAGCCCCAGCCCATCGAAACCGCGTCGTCAAACGCCGTGTCATAGGCGATGTCGGCGGCGCTATCGCGTTCGATGTGGCGGATCAGGCCACGGTACATCTTGGCGACTTCCGGATCGCCGCGATCGCCGACCGGGCTGATATTGATACTTGGCCGGTTCTGCCGTTGATCATTGGTAATTTGGTGAACGAACGTCGGTAATTTGTTGATCGTCAAGCATGGCCGCTTATCGAGGTTGCGTTGCGCCACCACCTCGCTCGGCCATTGATCGCCCTTCTTGAACTTGCGGTCGTCCAGAGCCGCCTTGCGATTTTCCGACTCCGCCGCGATCGCCCGCTCCATGCGCTTGCGGATGCGCTCCAGCAGCTTTTCGTGGGCGGCTTTGTTGCCTTTTGGCGCACCCAGCGCCGTGCCCTTGTCGTCCATCTTGAACGCCGGGCTGATCTTGTTCATGCCGCCGTCAACCGGTGGCAACCGGATACGGCCGTTATCGCGGGGCTTCAGCGGGTCCTGCGCCATTATTTGGACCTCGCCAACTTGGCGATGCTGGCGACCATCGTGTCGGCGAGCCGCGTGACGGTGCTGCGGTCGGCGACCTGCGCGGCCAGCGACAGTTCAACCGCAATTTCATGCACCGGCCACCAGAGAATGATGCGATGACCATGACCGCTATCGGGGTCTTGATACAGCCGCGCCTCGATCCCCCTGGGCAGTAGCGGCAGCGCGTCGGCGGCGATCACCGGCAGGGTGCGGACATCCACCTTGACGGCCGGCGCGGGCGCGGACGGGACCAGCGCACCCGTGGCGTCGAGCAGACGGGTGGCGCTGTTGATGGCGCTGGTGCTGGTGCTGATTTGGAGCGCGGCGCGGTTCATTGCATCGCCATTGTGCTTTTGGCGTGCTGCACCGCTTGCATGAGGTGACTGAGCGCGAGCCGGAATTCCCGTTTCTGCCGGCGCAACGAGAACGGAATGTGCAACTCGTGCTCGGGGCACCACAAGATGACCAGCGGACCGGTGCCGCTCCAATTGCCATCTAACAGCCGCGCCTCGATGCCTGTTGGCAGTTCGACGTCGCCGTCCCAGACCGGCAGGTCAATAACGTCCGGTGGCGGTTGATCAGGCCCGACCGGAGCACCGGCAGCGTCATGCGGCTTGGAGGTTGTTGCGCGGGACATCGGGCATCTCGGGACGGAGTGAGGATGCCCGGCAGCAGCACCAGCCGGTTGGATCGGTCTTGTATTAGCGCACGGCCGGTCGTGTTGTCATCATTCGACCGCCACTTCGCCCGGCTCATGACCGGCGATGATCGCTTCCTCGATCGCCGCCAGCGTCTTGTGCCGCTGCTTGACGCGCGATCGACCGCCGGGCGCCAGCGGTAGACGGCTCCAGAATTCACCGCCGCGATCGGAGAAGCCGGAGACCCGCACCGCATCGCCGTCAATGTAGGCGTCGTAGAACCGGACCTCCTGCCAGGACGCCATCTTCGGCTTGGTGTCGGTCATGATGGGGTGAACCGGCGGTACTGCCACCACCAGTCGGCACCACCGTCCAAGAACTGATGCTTATAAATATGCCGCTTCCAGACTGTGCAGAACCAGACGGTGCCCGCATCGAACGTGAAGCGTGGGCGCCAAGCGAACGTCTTGATCCAAGGTCCGGCCGGATCACCGAACATGGGTTTCGCGTCCATCGGTCGGCTTCGGACAACCGGTCATGACGGCTTCCTGCCGCGCTCGTATTCTTCGCGCCGGTCCATCGCGTTGTGGACAATCACATGCCCATCCATGAACGGCCGGCACCAGCATTCGCCGTCGATGTCGTGCGGCCGAAGATCATCCAGCGGATAGACGCAGGGTACGCGGTCTTCCCTGATGGTGGCGGCCCACACGTTCATTCCACTTCCCTCTCTGTCGGGCGGAAAAGGCCGCCGGCCGGGTTTGGGGGGGGGGGGACCGGCCGGCAGTGAAGTTGATTAACCGACCCGGCCAACATCCGGCGTTTTGGTGCCGAATGCAACAACCGTCATGGGGCGCGGCGTGTGATGGTTTCTTTTCAAGGGAGGAAATATATCGAAACCCCTTTCGTTGCGAAAAATAGTCCGCTATTGATGGTGACAGCAAGACAGCCACGGGGGGCTAAATGAGGGAAATCGCCGTTCTTCTGACGATCCGGTGCGACGATGCGCGGCTGGAAGATTGGGACAAGATCACAGCCGCAGCGGACATGGTGGCGGTGCGGCAGGCCGTGGTTGACGCCGTGCCGGCGGACACCACCCGCGTCGTCGCGTTGATGCCCATGTTCAAGGCGCAAGCGATGATGATGGCGATGGCGACGGCGGACACCGCGCTAGGCCAGCCGCCGGTGTATCCGCCCAAGGACTATGTTCCGGCGAACGGGCGCGGCTAGAAATGATCTCACAGCAACGCTTTGCCTTGGCCCATCCGGTCTATGACCCGGTGACCCAGATCGTCGCCGGCCATTACTGGCGCGCGGACCGCCATTTCCAGGCGTGCCTCACCGTCAATATCGGCCAGGAATGATCCCGCTATGCGGGCGGTCGGCCGCTTTGGCATCTGAGCCTGAGTTGGTGGGAAATTCCTCCCGGCCGATCCCTGCGGGTGCTCAGTTGGAGCCCAACGATCTTCCGTCACGCCGAGGCCCTGCGCGACCGCGTGTTCCGTGGCGCCGGCACAGATGAGCCGTTCATCTATGAGGACATGACCGACATTAACCCGGCAACAATCATCGGTACGTGGCGCAAGCCCCTTCGTATCGATGAAATTGCCCGAATGGAACCGACGGCCGAGGTCAGGGCACGACCGGGACGGCCTTAACGAGAGAAGGGCAAACCATGGGCGGTATTATCGGGAATCGGGCGATGCTGGACCGGTTCCGAAGTTGGGTAAAAACGGCCATACCCGACCTATTCCCGGACGATGGGGAACTCTTGCTAATGCAAGAGACCGCCGAAAAGGTGGCGGCGAGCTTCGGGGCAATCCCGCAGTACCGGCAACGGCCGGCGGACATCACACCCGTCGAACCGCCATGCGATTTTATCAAGGACCAACACATCAGGCGGTTGTTCGCCTGGGTGTCGCGCGATGGGAATGGCATCGAAGGCATCATCATCGGCGAGGGTTTGCCGGGGTTAGGCTGGACGCCGTTGGTCAGCGGCAATCTGAAAGTGGCCAAGTTGATGGAAGACCACGCGCTGGATGTGCAACGCCGCGCGATCGAGGAGGGCAACCCGATCAGCATCAGCCTGCGGCGCTACGTCATGGGCGACGAGCCATGAGAGAGTGGAACCCGCTTTGGCATGACCCCGAGGACGACACCAACGCGGAATATCTAGCCGCGATCCGGCGCATCATGATCGCCTCCATCAACTGGATCGAGGCGCATCCGAACGTCAAGCCGCAATGGCGCGAGCGAAGCAAACGCAGCCTAATGCGACAGGCAGGCATTCCGGATGACGTTGATGAAAACACCATCAACATCGCGGCTGCCTGGGAGGATATCTATCAGCCAGCCAATAGCTTCACCCGGAACTGGTTCCGCGAGATGGACCGGGCCTGCGCCGATGGCAATCCGAAGGGCGGGGCATCGTCGCAAATGATGGGCAAAGGGATTGCAGCCGGCGCGCTGCTGCTGCGGATCGGTTGGGACGAGTTCGACCAGTTCATGCTGTCCGAACCGGAAGGCCGCGCCGATGGCTAGCATCACCCTGCGACGCTACGTGATGGGTGATGATCTGTGATGGATCGATCAGAGCACTTGGCGTTGTGCAAAAAGAGGGCTTTGGAATATCTCGACCAAGGCGATCTCATGAATGCCGTAACCTCCATGGGTAGCGATATGAGCAAACATCCTGAAACCGGGATTTCTCCGGTCCTCTGGCAGCTGGGAACGTTGCATTTGATAAATCACGACGCGCTCGGGGTGCGGCGTTGGATCGAGGGCTTCCGCTAGGCACTGGTGTTCGGTGTGTGATTGGGGGGTGAGGGACACTATGGAAATCGAAAACATGACCGCGCAGGAAGGCTTTGAATGGGCCTGCAACATCATCGTCGAGCTATGTGAAGAGACGGAAAGTGATCCGGTCCTTCGCCAAATGATTGCGGGGGACGACCGGGAGGGGAAATCCGGTGCTTTTGCGCGTGGCCGCATCGACGAGGCGCGGGCAATCCGCGATGCGGTGGCCTGTGTAACCCGGCTGTTACGGGGGGAAGCGCCCATCGCAATCCCGCCCCCCGACCTCCCTCGCACTGCGGCCGGCGCCAAGATTGACCGCGCCGATGGCTAACATCACCGATGCCGAGAGGCTTGCGCGTGCGGTCCTGCTGTTCTTCCGGGGCGGCCGGTGGGACCTTGACGATCAGGCGCGGTGGAAGACATTGACAGGTACGAACGATGCCACGACGCGCACGCTGGGTGACTTGGCGCGCACGGTGATTGCGAGTTCTAAGCCCAACGGCGACCGGGCAACGACTAAAGGCCAAACTCATGAAAAATGACCGACCAATCGAAGACGAATGGGGGATGCGGCGGACCTGCGCGGAATGTCCGTGGCTGTTGTCGTCCATCCCTGGCAAATTCCGCCCCCGGCGCTACTACGATCTCGCCGACACGTGCAAACCCGGTGGCATCCCACGTGGCCTGTTCGCCTGCCATATGTCGCCCGACCGAAATACGCGGGCCTGCGCCGGCATGATGATCGTGTGCGGTGATGACGCGCCGAATAGGCTGCGTTTGCTAGCCGCCCAGGGGAAAATCGACCCATCCAAGGTCGAAGCGTCCGGTCCGCTCTATCCGAGCTACCGCGCCATGGCCGCCGCGAACTATTGCGATCCTGATCACCCCGCTTTCGAGGGCCTGAAAGAATGACCGGGCTACTGATCGGACCCGAAGAACGGGCGAAAATCGCCGAACTGTGGGCTTTTGCCGAGGCGAACCCGCTTGAACCGCTCCGCGTGATCGAATTGGCGGCCGACAACATGGACAAGGTTCGCGACGTGTTCGACATGTACTCGATCGAGTTGCCGGTGGGCTTCCATGTCACCTATTCGCAAGAGCACCAGCCATGCGGCCTGTGCCATCATCTCAGCGTCAGCATCGATCGGACGGACAAAATGCCGCATCCGGAGAGTGTGGAAATGATTTTGCGGGAATTCGAAATGCAGCCGATCGCGGAATCGATCAACCTGTGGATCGAATATGTTGACGATGAAACCAAGGCCGTCAACATCGTGCAATTGGTTCGGCCGACATGAAGATCGAACACTTCGAAGCGCGCCATCAGCGGCAGGAGGCGTTGGCCCGGCTGATCGCGGCCGACAAAATGGCGTTGCTGGCTGATCCCTTCGGCCTCAAACTGCCCGACGGTCTCTGGCAACGATACCTCGGACATGCCGCCGGAGTGCTGACCCTGATCAGACCGCACGAGGCCGAAGAATGACGATCCTGGAAATGCAGAACTGGGCAGAAAATGAGCGCCCTTTGCGATTGCGAGCCGATATGCCAATTGAAATCAGCGACGCCAAGAGATTGGCCCGTGCCGTGTTGATGTTTTACAGCGGCAATCCCTGGACCCATACGGACCGCAAGGTCTGGAAGGAGCTTACCGGCCACGAGGAAGCGACCACCCGTGTGCTGGGCAATCTGGCCCGCGAGGTGATGCTGGCGGTGGAGAAGAAATGAAGCTCACGCTGGAACCGACCGAGGAATTCTTCATGGCCGGCGATGTCATGGTCCGGATGTGGCATGGCTCGGACGACAACGGACAGCCCGTCGTTGCGCTCATAACAGCCGTCGCGTTCACCGGACAAGCCGAAGTCGCGGCCGAAAACCTAGTCTCGATCCCGCCGCCGACGCCCGAAGATGCCCAACGGTGGGCACGGATCATCATGACCTATGGGCCGACATGATCCCGCAATTCCTAGTGGCGATGCGGTTGGCCGATATGCGTCGGGTCCACCCGCATATGGATGACAACCATTTCTGCTCGGAATGCAGCGAACGGCTCGGTATCTACCCGTCCGGTCAGGACGTGATTCGGCAGTTCCCGGACATCAAGATCGTCTGTCAGAAATGTATACCAGCGGCAGACCTGTTCCGTCTTGCGCCGGGTGCGGAGGACGAGCGCAACGAATCAGTCTGGAAGACCGAAGAATGACCGAAACCGATCTGTTCCAGGATATCCCGATCGCCGAGCAACTCGCCGAGGCCGAACGCGAGCTTCACATGCGCCGGTCGGTGTATCCGCGCCGTGTTTCCGCTGGAAAACTGACCCAGGCCAAAGCTGATCGCGCAATCGCGGTCCAGATTGCCATCATCGCCAGCCTGCGCGCGATCACATGAATCACCCGGAAGCCGAGGCAACCGAAGTGCTGATCGGCAATATGTTCGCCGTTGATTTCCGACACGTCGGGTGGTCCACCAAGCGTCTCGGCAAGGCCGCGTTCGACAGCCACGGCAAACACATCCCGAATTTCCGACCGGCCTTCGTCGCGAAAGCCGAACTTCTCGCGGTCGGCGTCGATATCACCGCACCCCCACCGCTCGACCACAGGTGGTGACATGAGTGATCAACCTGTCTGCGGTTGTATGCGGTGCTATGCCGAGCGGTCCGCCGGGCGGGATTGGAAGGCGATGTTTGATACGATGCTGGACTTCCGATACGCCTGCGAGGTCTGCGGCAACAAACGATGCCCGCACCACACGAACCACGATCTAGCCTGCACCGGCAGCAACGAGCCGGGACAGCCCGGATCGGCGTTTACATGAAGATGGCGAACTGATGCCGCAAGCATCACCCGAGTTGCGGGCTGAATGGCCCGGCGGGGATAAAGAGGCGACCAGCTTCCTTCAATTTCAGGGATATCGGTTGAACCGGCGCTGGCAATGGGTCCGGCCGCACGCCGGTCATGTGGTGACCGAGCGGGAAGCCAGCGCAATTCAATACTTGATAGACGAGTGGGATTTCGACGGTCTTCAACCGCTTGTTTAATTCCAACGTAGGTGGAATGATGCGGGTCTATCTTCCCAGGTTGACCGAGGCCGGTGTATGCCCCTTGACGCCAGTCGCTACTCTGAACCCCCTCCCCCCGACCGTGGAAAGCAGCCACGGTACGACGGGTGGTGGTTCCTCATATCGAACCTGATCGGCCTATTGTTCGCCGCGCTGGCGATGGGCGTGCTCTATGCCTCACTGCCGGTGGTGGTGCCCGTGCTGGCGGCGTTCAAGGGGGGTAGGGCCGTTGTGCGGCGGGTGCGACGGTGGCGCCGCCCCCCGAAACCCTGCGTCGCGCAATCCGCAACGGTCGAGCTTCACGCCAACACCGATGTCGCTGACTAGCAACTGTCCGATGGTCAGCATCCATCGAGTAGCGTAAGTTCATTGGGATTGTTTGTCAGCCGCCTGATTGGTTCGTGATGGACACTGAGCCCCACAAGCGGAGAACACCCATGAGCGCAAACGGCGTCTACACCGTCTCGGACGGCAAAATCTACGACCCCAGCGGTGCCCGGTTTCTCGCCGCCGGGCTGAACATCGACAACAGCGTGCCCGCCGCCACGATCCTGGCGCTGTTTCCGCACACCCGGTTCGTGCGTGTGCCGCTAGGTAACTACGATCAGCCGGCACAGTGGGAACCGCTGCTGACGGACCTGATGAATGCCGGGGTGGTGTGCGAGGTCGAGCATCACCCCTGGCCCCTCATCAATGCGCTTTCGGGGACGGACCTCGCGACAGAGTCCGCGTGGTATAAGACCTGGGCCGCCTATGCCATTGGCAAGCCCCTTCTATGGCTGGGCTCTATGAACGAGCCGCAGGGCGGCGACCTGTCGGCCCAACACGCCGCGACCTATGCCGCGATCCGTGGCACCGGCAATAATAACCCGATCATGCTGATGTGCGGTGTCGGGGGAGGCAATCCCGGCGGGGTCGGGGCGCCGACGCTTACTCCCGCCACATACAAGTTGATGCGCGGGATTATCTGGGATCTGCATTTCTACGGTTGGGTGGTTAATTCCACCGATCAGGCGACCGTCAACGCGGCCCTGCTGGGCTCCGTGGCAAGCGGTACCGGCATTCTGGCCGCACAGGCGATCACCAGCGCGGACGGCGTGGTGCCGGTCATCAACGGCGAAACCGGCCCCTCTACCGCCTCGGTGGTGGACGACGCCAACGCCGCCGAGGTCGAATACGCGGTCACCACCTGGGCGTGGACCCAGGGCCATACGCAGGGCTTCGCGGGCTGGCATTGGGACGCTGACCAAGCCAACGCTTTGCAACAGGGCGGCAAGCTGACCGCCTGGGGTGTGGTGGCGAACGCCGCCGCCCTTGCGGTTGTTGCCAGTCTTCCAGCGGCACCGGCAACAGGAGGCTCCACAGTGGCGACATGGCAGGATGGCAACGTCGGCGGCATGGCTTTCAAGATACTGTTGCCGGACAACTACAACGCCGCGACGGCCTATCCCGTCGTGTTCTACCTGCACCAACTCGACATGGGCACCGGCGGGGCGGTCAGCGGCCTGATGACTGAGATCAACCCGTGGTTCACCAGCGCGGCGTTCAAGGCGCATCCGGCGATCGTCGTCGCCCCGCTGCTCGATCAGAGTGCGGATATGACGGGCAACACCGTCAATTTCGGTGGCGTGAGCCCCTCCATCACGGCGGGGCGCGACATGGCGCTGGCGGTGCTGGCCTCGGTGCTGGCGTCGCATAAATACGATCCGGCGCGGGTTTACGTGACCGGCAACAGCCTGGGCGGCATCGGAACGTGGGAGATGATCGCGTTCAAGCCGACGCTGTTCGCCGCAGCAATGCCGCTGGCCGGGGCGAGCTACGCGCGTGACGTCAACACCACATGCGCCGCGCTGAAGTCCAAGCCGATCTGGGCGATCCACGGCGGGCAGGACACCTCCGTCCCGCTCGCCTGGGACCGGGCGATGGCGGCGCAGATGAAGGCGATCGGCGGCGTGATGAAATACACCGAAGACGGTTCACTCGGCCACGACGTGTGGGACACGTACTACCCACAGGCGACCTCGTGGAACTGGCTATTTCAGCAAACCCTCAAAGGAGCAACGCCCGTGGCAGCAGCCTCAGCAAACGGCACCAACATCACGAAATCGACCGACCCCGCGATCATCGATGCCACCGGCGCATCCTGGACGCTGACCTCGGGCGGACAGTGCGCGGTCGGTGGCGCCGCCGACACGATGACAGCCAACGTCGTGCTGATCACCTACAACGCCAGCCTAGTGTACCAGCAGAACAAGGCCGGCGGCTGGTGGACGAAGGCGCAGCCAACCGACGTGTGGGCCACCGCCGCCGCCCCGGTCGTGATGCCACCTAGCGCCACCTACCTCACCGCCAGCGCGCACATCGATACCGCGCAGTCAGAACTGACCAAGGCTAAGGCATATCTGGCCGGGCTGACGCCTTAACCCGTCTTCCAGGTTATGTCGCACGCTCCACCTTACCTGGAAATTATTAAGCCGCGCAGGTTTACCGATGCCGTCACCGGGCTTCCGCGTTGGATTGGGGCAGTGACGGTTACAGAGGTGGAGCATTGCGCTGCGTGCGACGGTGCAGCGTCCTATTGGCGGCCCCCAATCTGGTTCATGTCGGCGGTGCGTTCCGGCTGTGCTCCGCCCGGATCGCCTTGACCTCGGCCATAAGCTGGTCGTGAACCGTCAGCATCGCGGTCCTCAGCTTGCCGTAGGCTTGCGCCGTCTCCATCAGGATATCGACGTCGGCCTTGGTGATCGGCCGGAATTCGTCCTTATCGATGTCGTAAAAGCGCGGAATTTCGGCCATCTGGTTTTGTTTCTCCCGTGTCCAACCGCAGTAGACGCACGCCCCGCCCCGCGACAAATCGTAGACGCACCAGCTATTGCACGGCTCAGGTCGCATCGCGCAATTCGGCAGACCGGTCCAAGCGTTCGATTTCAGCGACGATCAGCGCAGCGGCTTTGACCAGATCGCGGCGTGGTGTTGTTGGCTTCCACCACTGATCATCCCATGGCCAGAAACCCGGAATGCCTCGAAGCGGGGATGCAGGCTTACCGTTGCGACTTTGGGCGTTCTGAACATAACAGAGCGCAGCACATGCCATCTCTCCGGAAACGTGGTTATCGTCGTGCTCCGTCGTCCAGCCTTCGGCATCGACCTGCCGCTGCCGTTCAGCCGCGATGTCTTCAAGTGCTGTCATGCCATCCTCAATTACAGCTTCTGTGTCTGCGTCGGCCGCCCATAGGTCGTGCCAGCCTTGACCTGCGGCACCGTCTCGCGGTGGACCGGCTTGTTGACGCCCGTCCCCTTGATCCGGCCCTGCGCCTTCTCCTTGGTGGCGGTCTTCGTTGGCTTTTTCATGGTGTCAGTTCCTCACTACCGGGTTCATGGGCTTCATGCGTCGCATGATCGCCTCATCATAGCCGCGCATCAAAGCGCTCGCGAACCAACTCAGCGCCCATCCTTCATCGATGCCAGGATGACCATTCTTCGCTGCGGTTTCTACGAATGACTTGGCCCAATCGCGTGCGTCGAATGACGGCAGTGGCCAGTTTGGGTCGTTGCGGTTTGGCGACATGATCGCCAATTGATAGGCCAACATCCCGTCCGGTTCGTCTACCATTTGCACTTCTCCTTCGGTCATTACGGATCGCCGGCCAATGGGATGCGCGCGGGTCGGAAAATCGAGCGATTGACCGCCATCCAAGCCTGTTCAATCCCAGTGCGGCCGATCGCCAGCCATCGCTTGTCGGTATTGGGAAGCGTTGCCAGATGGTCCAGCGCCCGCAGGCAGTGCTCCTCCATCCGCTTGTTCGTGTTGACTAGTTCGACCTTTTCGGTCGATTGCGGGAGATAGCCTGCGACGGGCAGTCCGGTGTGTTCGCTCATCATCATCTCCGTTTAAGCTACAAAAAGTCCTTGTCGATCGTAGCAACTGGCTTGACCTCAACCACATTTAACGCGCGGATGTGTGACGCCGCCCCGACTCCGTTGTAAGGGCCTTCCCGGTTGCACTGATCCACCACGCCTGCCGCGCGGTCGATACCGAACTCATGGCCGAGATAGAATGCGCGCTCCAAGTCATGGACTATTGCATCCGCGTCCGGCCGATGGGCGTATGAAGCCTTCATCGCTGACAGGTGCATTGAAGGGGTCACTGTCAGTTTGCGGCCGGGGGCCATCAGAACAGCCCGCCCTTGTCCTTCTTCGGTGCAGAACCGCCGGTCATCATCGGCTCCGCCTCGGGCTCCACCGCCACCGGCTTCGCCATCTTACCGGCACCCTTCATCCCAGGCATCTTACCGGTCTTCATCGCCGGCATCTTCAGCCCCTTCGGCTTGGCGGTCTTCATCCCCGGCATCCGCAGCGATGGCTTCTTCATCTCGGTTCTCCTCCAATGGTGGTTTATCGCTCACAGCCCGATCCTGTCACGGTAAGCCATGCCCCCATATTTCAGCCGCCCGCAAAGCTGCTGCGGTGTGCTCCGGCCTCACCTCGGCCTTACGGAGATTGAACCGCACCATTGCCGTGCGAACCGCCGGCGAGGTATCCAACACGTCATCAACGTACACATGACAACAGCCGCAGTATCGCTGGCTGGCATCATTCGGATTGTGGCTTACCGCGCTACAGAACGGACACACAAAGGCTGCCGGCTGGTCTTCGGTGACTTGGTCAAACATTGGCGACCTCCTTCACATACCAACCGATCGGCATCTCGAACATGACCAAGCCGGCGCGGTTGGTCGCCACGATTGCATCCCGCTTGCGCAAAGCTGCGCCGGCCAGGGTTTTCCAGCCCAGGACGCGGACGACCTCCATTGCATCGCTGGTCATGTCGATCGTGATATCGGATTTACCGGTCATCAGTCGCACTCCACTCGCTCGTGGTCAGATCAATCAGGCTAGACCAATGCTGGTAGACCGCAACAATCTCATCCCCCTTGTGAATCCACAACCGATTGTTTGGATGGTCCACATCAAAATGCGTCCCCTCAACCCGATTTATGCGGCCGATCGTGTCCGTCACCTGATACGTCCGCAACACCTCATCCGTCATGCGTCTTCTCCGTCAGTTGTTGAGGGGCGCCCGTCAACCGGATCATGGACAACATGCCTCACCTCGCCGCTCGGCAGGGCAACGTCGAACGGAGGTGGACCAAGGCCGGCAAGCAGCATCGGCACCTTCGGTAACGGCCGCCAAACCCCAAACTCAATGTGCCCCCAGCCCCTGCCGTCATCCGTCGCCTCTGTCACGTGCCTTTTCCTTTCGTCAAAACCACATTCGGAAGGGAAACACCACCGCCGCCATCCGTAAGCGCCGCCGCCCGCGCCAACGCCGCGTCGATGAAATCGACCATCGTCTCGATGCTGCTCACCCACACGGTATCAACGATCGCTTCGAGGTTCAGGTTACCCGGATCGTTCTCGATGCCGTTCCGGACCACGGTCAGCGTTGACCGCAACCGATCTCGATCGTTAAGCGCCTCCAGCACGCACGCGATTGATACCGGAGCGCCGTCATAGAGGATCGCCGCGCCATCGCCGCAGACGCCTTCAGTCCAGTGTACCTCCGTCGGATCGGTCATCTCATTCTCCCTCCGTAAGCGCCCTAGCCCGCGCAACCAGCAACGCCGCCTCACCGGCCAACCAAGCCTTTATCCGCAAATAACTCTCTAAATCCGGAACACCACCGTTCATCACCCGGTGCAGTACCGTCTTCGGGACACCGACCCGGAGCGATGTCCCTCGAATGGATAGTTTCTGGCCCCTAATCGCCTCTTTCACGCGATCCGGAAGACGCTCAGCTTCATACAAACTGGTCTCGCGTTTACCGGTCATCAAAGCCGCGACGGAGGCGGCACAACCGATCCATCCTGTTTTGTGAAAGCGTCAACTTCAGGCCGGAATTCGTGTATCTCGTATGGGTCCTCACCAGGACCATGCAGAGGCGCAAACGGCCGTTCATCACCGACCATAAAGAACTCCCCCAACTCATGGTTCTCTAACCGCCGACACTGCTCAAACACCCACCGACGCCAAGTCCTCTCGTTGTATGTCGCCGTCGGCACAGGAAAGAAATGCCGCACCGTGATATCCCCAGGCGACCGAGAATCAGGACCAGTAACCGAAATCACCAGCCGAACCGCCCCACCCTCCTCAACCAGCCTAAACCGCCACCCCGGCTTACACCGAACCACAGAAACTAACCGACCCAGAACATCAAACGTGTCGAGGCCACCCAATCCTTCCGGCACCATGTGACTTTACCTTTCATCAAGACCTGTAATTGTATTTCAAAATTTGAGAATTCTGGGGGTGGGGATCAGACCCCGGCACCGGTCGTCGGCCAAAGGGATATCGTTTCCCCTGGCCGGTTCGGTCCTGGCCAGGGCGGCGCGGGCCTTGGCCAGCGTGGCGTCGGCTGGCTCATAGGCCAGTGCACCGAGGTCGAGGTCGAGGCGCGTCACCGTCACCTCATGCACCAAGCCATGCTTGTGACGGTGGTGCATCAGCGTCCACTTGGATGGCATAGGTCGAGGGCTTGGGCAGCACCGGCCGGGCCTTGTGCGAGACACCGAGGGTGCGCAGGGCATCAGACGGATGGCTCGACCAGTCATGGACCGGCGTGGCTTTGAACTCGTTGAGCCGGCGGTTATATTCGCGGCGGTAGTGCGTGAGCCCCTCGATGCCGGCCTTGCACCGCACCGCATCGAACCACATCCGAGGGAACAACATGCGCGTGGCATGGATGCCATCCTCCAGGCCGATCGATGGTGCGGTCTCGAAGCGAATGCCCAACGTGCTGGCGGTCTCGACGCGCGACCGTCCGCTGCCCAACTCCCGCACCTGGATGTCGTGCGGTGCAGTGTGCCGGCCATACAGATAGCCGCGCTTGTCCAGTACTGCCGCGTAATGCGGTAGACCCTCACCCGATGCCTCATAGTAATCAATCACGCGCAACTCACGCCCGACGTCCTGGGTGAACCATATCGCCGTGCTGTCCGCCACACCAAGATCCCACCACGTATCGACGCGGACGGTGGGCTCGACCGGCACGCTGGTGATGCGACCGTCGCGGCGGGCATCGGCAAGGCTGTCACCGTAGATGCTGCCTTCGATGACCGGCTCATCCCACCGACCGTGAAGCAGCGCGTTGCGAATACTTTCGGGGAGCCTGAGTAATTGCTCGCGGTAGCCGGTGCCGCTGAGGTGCGGGTTGTCGTCCAGCCTTGCCGCAATAAACCGCAGTCGGAAAGTGCGTTCACCCGCGCGAATAGTGCGTGAGCATGACCGGCCATCCGGTTGAATGCCCCAGCGTTCGGCGATCCATCGCGCGCCTGGGCCGTCGGGGTTGCAGGTGGACCGGACGTAGCAGGGGATGGCGAGCCGTTCAGGCGCCCTCAACCGACTCATCATATAGGTGTAGGCAACGTCCGTCCTCCACTGCGCCAGTTCCTCCCACGCAATGTATTGAAATTGCCGGCTCTGATACCGGTAAACATCCTCGTCGCGGTCGAGAAACCCCAGTTCCAGCCTAGCACCGCTGGGGAATCTCCATTCCGGCTCTACATATCTTGCACCGGCATAGACGCGGGGATAGATCGCGTTGCTCCTGTCCACCACCTCTTTCAGTTCGGGGTAGGACCGGCGCAGGATCAGGCCGCGATACTCGGGCTGTTCAACCGCCCGATGCGTCGCACCCAGCGCGTCGATGATCAGCGCATCCGTCTTGCCGCCCCCAGCACTACCGCCATAAAGCACCTCGTCCTCGGGGGCGGCCAGGAACTCCGCTTGGCGCGGCGTCGGTGTCCAGACGACTGAACCGTCAGGCATCGCCGTCGATCGTGGTCTTCATCGGGATGGCCAGCACGCCAAGCTGCACCGTCCCAGAAGTCTCCACCTCCGTCCGATCACGCCACCGCTGCGGTTGGCGGTTCTTTAGCCACCACCGTGCAGCATCAGTGTCAGGGGGATAGACGCGAGTGGTCGGGGTCTGGATGGCGACACCCTGGCTAACCGCGATGTGCGTCTCCGGGTGCTCGTAACCCATCGCACGCTGATACAGCCGCGCGGCCACGTTGGCGTCGGCGAGGTCTCGTGCGCCCGCGCGAACTTGACGAAATTCGGGGTGCGCGGCGTCCCAATCGATGATTGTCTCTGCTCTTACGCCGAAGAACGCGGCGATTTCGGCATCGCTGAGTCCTAACAGGCAGAGTCGGCGCGCGATTTCTGGGAATGCGTCTTGGTAGGTTGTTGGTCGTCCTGGTGTGATGTCCACGTTTGGTGGTGGATTAGGGCGCCGTTGGGTCCCTGGGACGAGGGGGCCGACGATGTGTGTAGCTGCGTGCTCTGCCCTGGTTGTCTGCCCATCGTGTGTTGGCATGTGACCGGTCCTCCTCCTCTATCTCCTGACATGGACGAGGCGCCGACCTGGGTGGGTCATGCGCCTCGCGTCGATCCTTCGGCCGGTGGTGGTGGTGTGCTGGTTACTTGAGCCAGTCGCCGGGCGGGTTGCGGTCCATCGTGTGGGTGTTGCTGGGTGCGGTGGTCTCGATCGCGATCGATGCCGCGCCGGGCCTGGACCCGCTACCGACCTTGGTGTCCATCCCCTTACTGGTGCGGGTGTCGCCCTTGCCTTGTCCGCCCGGTGGTTTGGTGCCTAGTGCGCCCATGTCGGTGCTCCTGTGTGTGCTGATAGAGGGATCGATTTCGCACCTTTTTGTGTCGCGAGCAACAGTTTCCGGTTATGTCGCTGTTTTAATTCAATTAATGGCGTAAATAATTAAATTGCAAATATCGCACATATCCATATATAAATGCGGCGTCAGTTAATCACCAACCAACGGAGACGACATGACTAAACGCTATTTCGCCGCCCACCACGACGGCAAGACGTATTTCCGGGCCAGCGACACGCGAGCCTATCGCAGCCTGCGGTTCGAGAACGACCGCAACTGGGGCATGAGCGCGCAGCCGGGGTCGATCGCGGTGCAGGAGATCAACCAAGCGGAATACACCTCTCTGGTGGCACGCAAGGCGAAGCGTATCGCGGCACAGTTGGCTGCACTCGAAACTGCGCCGCGCTATCGCGGCTACGGCAGCAAACCCACCGAAAGCTGGGTGGTCCAAGAGCCGTCGAATGCGGAGATCGACGCACACATCGCCCGCCTTGCCGCTGCCGACGAGGCCGCCGGCATCGAGTGACTGACAGGGGGCGGCAACGCCCGCCCCCACCACCACCAACAAGGACGCCGACACATGACAACCCCAGCGATAAAGCGCGCTCCCTCCCTGCGGTCATTGACCGATGCATTCCCCACCGTCCCGGTCGAAAACCTGGGGAAGATCCGCCGGTCCATCCAGCGCGGCGAAGTGCGGATGCGGCGTATCGACGCGCTACTCGAAAATCACGGCGTCGAGGTCATCAGCGACAAGGATGGCGGCATCGTCGCCGAATACAGCAACAGCGGCGACAGCTACGCCAGCACCATCCTCTACGTGATTGAGACCGATAGCTTTCGGCTGACCACGGTCGGTGATTTCGTCGAGACCTACGAGCGTCGCCACGCGAGGTTGCCCTGATCGGTTCACCACCACCACCACACCACCAACGACAACAAGGAAACCGACGATGACTTACGTTCCCCCCTACGAACTGACCAAGATCGATATCGCCGCGCTACGGCACGCCTATCACATCGTTGCATGGCTCGACTGCAACGGTGTCGTTGGCAGCAAGTTTGAAGCGGTCAAGCGCGCCGAGAAAACCGCGAAAAACCCATTTGCAACCGACGTCCGCCACGCGATCGCGGCGCCGGTTCGGTGCCACCACGACTACCGTGACGAGAACGCCACGTGGTCCTGCGTCGAAAGCGTGAGCCTATTCCCGTCGCAAGCCTGTCGGGCGTCAAGCGCGCTGGCGACGCTGCGGGTCGGTGATGCGATCGCGCTGGAGTTCTACCCCGACTCCCACACCACGCAGGCGTTGCGCGAAGCTGGTTTTCACGGTGATGCCTTCAACCTGCATATCCACCGCAAGGGCAAGCTCGTTGCGACGTTCGAACTGGGGTCCCGCACCTGCCAGGACAACTCCGCGCGCATGTGCAAGCAGATCACCAAGCAATACGCCCTCATCACCGCCTGAAGCTACGACATGGGGTGGCGGGACACCACCGCCCCCTTTCGCGGCATCAGGCCGGTAATCAACAACAACAAGGACCGACAACATGATCGACGCAGCAGCCCAATACCCCGCATTGATGGCCTACATCACCGCTCGCAGCGCAATTAAGCCATGGTACGAGGCGCTGAGGGCCGATGAGGCTGAGGCATTCCAGGGCGGCCTTGCCGACGTGGCGAATGAAATGGAGATGGCGCAGTCCGACTACGCGGCTGCACAGAAGGGCAAGGGGCAGACCGGATACCCCTACAACAGCGCCATGGGTGAATACCTGGGGTTGGCGATCAATCCCGGCAATCATGAGCCGGGGAACGGCTACTACATGGCTGGTCGCGTGATGAACCATTACCGGCTTGGCGTAGCCACACGCGAAGCCGACCGCCTGATTGCCGAAGGCCGCACACTGCGCATCGTCACCGCGCGGTCCAAGACCGATCGCAAGCCTGTCCGGTTCGCTGCGTTCGCTGGTCCGGATCAGATCAAGATCACCGGCAACGAGGTGACCATTTCAAACGGCAAGAGGCGGGGGCGCTTGTCGTCTAACTGGTCCGTTGAGACATGCCTGGAAAAGCTGGTGGCCGCGCTCCAGTCCGGCCGCGCGTTCGGCGAAGCGGCGTAACAGAAACAATAACAAGGCGACCGACACAATGACCCATTACGATATCTCACTTCGCGGCGGCATATGCGGTCCGATTTGGTGGCCGGTAGGTGCCAAGTGCGGCATGGATCTATCCGTCAATCTGTCCCGTGAAATCGGACGCATCGTCGGCGACAAGGTGACCCTGCGTGACGTCATCCAACTGGTGATGTCGGAGAAAGGTGGTGACTTCCAGTCGGCGATGCTGACGGCCGATACCGAGATATGCGTCACGGCACACCGCGCTGGGCCTGACCAGCGCATCCGGTCCACGCGCACCCGCTATTGGCCGATAACGGCATTCCCGTCGATCGCCGATTACGTGGACGGTGAAGCACACTCGGGCGATTTCCACGGCTGCGATGATGACGAGGGGGAGTCCTGATCATGCTCATCCTTGTGGTGATCCTGCTGGTCCTCATCCTGCTGGTCATGCTGGCCGGTCCTGAAGATGCGGTGCTGATCGTGTTCTCGCTCGCCAAGTGGACCGTCAAGGCCACAGCCGTGGTCGTGTCCTTGGTGGTGGTGCTGGTTGCCCTCTTTCATTGACGCCTGGAGCCACTCAATGGGGCGGGTGAACCGCACTGCCCCCTTGAGCGGCACTAGGCCGAAACCGACAACAAGGAGACAAGAAAATGCCTCGTTACATTTTGATCGACAACGCATCCGGCTACATCTTCGGCGATACCGCTAATCTACCGAGCACGCACGTAATCGACGGCGAGACGATGGCCGCGTGGGGCGATGCCAGCCTGACGCCGGCATTGGCCGCGCGCTGGTTGGATGAGTCCGAGGTCCGTGAGTTTGGACGGTCCTACGAGGCGGTGAGCCGTAGCGCGCTGGCCAGCAACGAGACGGGCTATCACGTGTACCGGGCGGACGTGCACGGATCGGATGCGGTTCCGGTTTTCATGGACGGGCAGGACCGGGAGGCTATCGAAGCCGTCGAGCGGGACTGCGAATACGTCACCACCCTCCGGTGCGATCGCCCGGACGCCTAGAGCTACCCAGCGGGGCGGCATCGATCGCCCCGCTTAGCGGCTCTAGGCCGAAACCGACCAACAACCAGAAAGTAAAAACCGATGAAAACCCACACTCTCGCGATTCTCGCCTTGGCACTGCCGATCGGCGCGGCACATGCGCAGTCGCTATCGTGCCGGACTCTCGGCACCTCGACGTACTGCGATAACGGATGGAGCGCGCGCCAAATGGGTAACGACACGTACATTCACCCACCGGAGCCGGGGTACACGGATTGGTCCCAGCCAACCGCGCAGCCGACCTATCGGCCCTATCAGCCACCGGTCGTTTGCCGGCGGATGGGCACCTCGACGTACTGCAACTGAAGTCCCCGTCTAGGCCGACAACGAAACCAACATAAGGACCGACACAAATGGCCGTAACTATGCGCGACTACATAATCCGCTTTGCCGATGCCGAGTCTTACGAGATGGGCGGCAATAAATACTGGCAGATATCTATCAGCGATTGGTTGAACGCCGACAAGCACCCGGTGACGGCGTGCTCCTGGCTCGATCTGGGAACGCAGGTCCGCGCCCTGGCGGTGGCCGAGGGGCGGCATGTCTCGCCGTCGATCCAGTTGGCGGACAGGAAGGCGCGCAAGCCGGCCGGGTTCGATACGTTCACCCGTTCGATGCACGTCATCGAGTATGTGCCGGTCGAGCCCGTGCCTGCTGGCTGGACTGACGTGGCGGTCTGACGCATTCCACCACACCGGGCTTGCAACGGCCCGGTGGACCGGAACGCGCTGAACCGGCATATTGCGGCCAATAAAAAGGGCGACGACCGACATGAGCGACTTCAACGCGATCGAGACGACGCGACGACTAGAGGGCCGGGGCTTCACCCGCGATCAGGCCGAGACACTGGCGCAACTGCTGGCGGACCTGTGGGGGTCCATCGTGACGCGGGCGGTGCTGCGCGAGGAACTGACGGTAGTGCGGCAAGATGTGGTGGCGACGCGCGATGATATCCGGAAGGATATCGACGCGCTGAGGCACGATATGGACATGGGGTTTTCCGCAGTGGAGCAGCGCATGACGGTGCGCCTCGGGAAGATGATGGCCTGGGCAGCAGGTGCGGTAGTCGGCATGGCCGGCTTGGCTTTGACGGCCGCGACACTGATCATCCATTTTTGGCACTAGGACCGGGTGTGATGCGCGACCTCTATGTGCTCGACGACGACAAGCGCCCGGTCGCGGTGTCGGACTTGATGGAGTGGGTCGAATGGCAGGCCGCCCACGAGCATGAGCGCACACTGGCATTCACCGAGGTCGGCGATGTCCAGGTATCGACGGTGTTTCTCGGCCTTGCGTGCTATTCCCTGCGGCGCGGGCCGCCGATCCTGTGGGAGACGATGGTGTTCGGCGGCCCGTATGACCGCGACCAATTCCGCTATACCAGCCACGACGAGGCGATAGCCGGCCATGCCGTAGTCGTCGCCCTGGTGCGCGGGAGCGCCGCCGATGACACGTGAGGAGTTCGAGGCACGGTTGACCGACCTGGGCATCAACCAGACCACATTCGCCTTCCTGACGGGGCTGGACCGGGGGACCATCTACGGCTGGGGGAAGGCCCGCACCCTCGCCCCAGGCCGCCGCGAGCAGCAGCCTGTGCCGTCGTGGGTGCCGGTTCTGCTGGAGACGTGGCAAGCCGCTCCGCGCGTGCTGGCGCGTCTCGTCAAGCGCCTGCGGGATGGCGGTGGTAATGGAGGACCGACCACATGAGCGACACAACGAGTGACATACCGGCCCGCGTCGCGGTGTTGGAACAGATCGCCAGGGATACCCGCGACAACCTAGCGGAAATGCGGAGCGAGATGCGCCAAGGCTTCGCCGAGATGCGGACCGAGATGCGCGAGATGCGGACCGAGTTTCAGACCGAGATGCGCGGGATGCGTTCGGATATGCGTTCAGACTTTCGCTGGCTGCTTGGCGTCGTGATCGGCTGGGGCGCTGCGCTCCTGGGCGTGATGGCACATGGTTTCCACTGGTTATGATCATCACCGATCGCATCCGCTCGCCGGCTCACATGCGCTATATCGGTTCGCTGCCCTGTTCGGTGCCTGGGTGCCGGCGCGAGCCGGTTGACGTGCATCACCTGACCTGTTCGCCGGAGGGCAAGGCGCGTGGCCTGAAGGCGGGCGACAACTACGTGGTGCCCTTGTGCCATGGCACACACCACGTCGCCGAGGCCCGTGATGGGGTGCATCGGGCGGGCAACGAGCGGACTTGGTGGGCGGCCAAAAGGATTGATCCGATCGCGCTGGCCGAACGGCTCTGGCGGCAGAGTCCAGCCTACGTTCCGGATTGATCACGGCGCAATCGCCTCGCGGCCCTTCTCGGTCAACACCACCGTCGCGGCGTCCTTGGCGGTGGGCTTGACCGTCACGAGCCCTTCCCTTTGCCATTGACCGATCCGCTCCCATGTGTCGCGGTCCTTGCCGTATACTCCCCTCGGCTGCACGTAGTCGTTCAGGATCGGCGCCGGGTGGCGTTTCATGTTGACCGGTCCCCTTCCATCTTGATCGGCGCCGCGATGATCCGTCGCAGGCCGGCGATATCCTCCCAGATGCGCCCAGCAGCCGGTGACACCACCGCATAGACCTCCGCCGCAGCCGGCCAGTGGGTGCAGGACCGCAGCAGGTCGCGCTGGGTGGCGTCGGTGAAGGCACCCACTGGCACGCCGTCCAGGGCCAGCATCAGCGCGGCAATGTAGCTGTCGGTCTGTTCGGCCGGCCTCGGGTTGGTCGCGGTCAGGGCGATCGGCGCGAACCACGCGCGAACCAGCGCCTCGCTAACCGAATCACCGAATGGCGCGATCTGTTCCAACGCCGCTTCCGCCCGCTGCTTGTCGGCGATGGTGTGCGGCCCCAGTGACCATACGGTGCCGATCCGGCTAGCCCAGTGCGGCGGGATCACGTCCGGCACCGGGGGCGACAACAGCGGCTGGAAGTGACGGTGTGCAGGTGGGTTGCTCATGTTTCGCTCCACTCTTGGGGTTTGAGGTCGAGGGTCGGTTCTCTGCTGTTGGGCGGCGACACCTGGAGAATCGCCGCAAAGCTCTCCATGCGGGTGTTCGGTTTGCTGGCCGGGGCCGGTTGCTCGGAAAGCCAGTATTCCCCGTTAAGCCATGTGGCGGGCATCGGGTGGTATTGCGGGTCAGGGGTGAAACGGTATCGGGCAAGGCCGGCGATGATCGTGGCCTCGTCCGTCTTCGTCATGGCTTTCAGGAATGCCTTACGGGCATAGGCTTTGCCATCTCGGCGGGGATAGTTCGCCCAGAACCGATCAAACGCCGTTTCCGACTCCCGTGCCCGCCCGGCTGCACTCGCGCGCGCGCTGGGTGAGCGAAGCGAACCCAGTTCTCCCTGTCCCTTTCCCTTTTCCTCTCCCTCTCCCTTCCCTTCCCTTCCCTTGGTGTTCGTCACGATGGCTACACGGTCATCGTCACGATTATCGTCGCGATTATTGTCACGGTTATCGTGGCGCTTACGTGCCAGGGCTTCCGTCGCCGCTGACGTTTGACGTCGCTGCTTGGTCTTCGCCTCGAAACTGGTTTCCGCGATCGTCGTAACGAAGCCATGGAACAGGCGACCGTCGCGCCGCTCCCATCCCCGCAGCACCTTGTCCTTGATCTTGTCCCATGTCTTCGGATCGGCCATCGCCGCATCGGCGAGGATGTCGTCGTCGTCCTCGATCGAACCGGCCGGCACCTCATGCCATGCTCTCATCCAGAGGTTCAGCGAATAGAAAGCCATCGCCGGTTCGCGCTTGCATATTAGCCACGCCTTGGACCGTTGAAGTCGGGCGATGTAGAGCGGCATATAAGGGAAGTCGCTCACATCTGCGGCCGTCGCGTCATTCATCAGAACATCCCCAGTTGTGGATCGGTGGTATCGACAGTCGCGGCGAACCGCGTGCGTGGCCCGTCGAAATCGAGCCACGTCGAGCCGACCGCGCCCATGCGCGCCTTCCCTAAGATGAACTCGGCCTTACCGCGCACCGCATCGCGCCGTTGCCACCACTTGGCGTTCGCCTCAGACCGCTTCTGATCGTCGAGCCGGTCGGGCAGCGGCGGCGGATTCTCGCCCATGTAGAGTTCAGGCCGCCACAACAAGCTGATGTTGTCGAAATCGCGCTCCCCGGCGTATTCGATATCCGACACCAGCGGGCAGTGATCCTCCCGGCGCTCACCCTGCCGGGAAAGCTGCGCCAGCAGCAGGATCGGAATACCGAGGTTGGTGGACAGGGACTTTAGCGCCTCGGTGATCGCCTGCACCTGCTCGTTGCGCGGCATCCGGTATCGGGTGTCGGCCGGTCCGATGCGATGCAGGTGGTCAATGACGATCAGCCGCGTGTGCTGGCGGCGCCGGCTGGACCGCGCCGCCATCAGGATGTCGGTGATCGACATGCTGGGCTTGTCGCGGATCAGCAGCGGCAGCGCGTGCAGCGCGGCGCGGGCGGACACCAACGCCACGGCCCGGTCGCCACCGATATTGCCGGCGCGGATCTCGCGGGCGGGTATGCCGGTCTCGGTCGCCAGCATCCGCAGCGCGAGGTGTGTGCGCGGCATTTCCAGGCTGTAGACTTCGACGTGTTCGAGGAGGTGACCGGCTCCGGCCTGCCGGTGCTCCGCCAACAGCCCGCGCGCCACATGGGTGGCGATCTGCATCCCCATGGCGGTTTTGCCGTGCTCGCTACGCCCGCCCAGGCAGTCCAGGCAGGCAGGCCACAGGCCGCCCCAGAGGTCATCGACCGATGCGATGCCGGTCATCAGGCCGCCCGGTCCTACGCCACGGTGGGTGTCCTCGGCCGCCTGGAGTGCCGCGTCAACGGCGTCCGCGATGCTGACGGCCTCGGCGGCGGCGGTCTGCTCGCCCAACGCCATGAGCCGGTCCACAGCGCCGGCAATGGTCGCCTGACCGTCGATCGCCGTATCCGTGCCGAAAGCGTTCTCGACCGCCTCGACGCCGATATCGATCACCTGCCTGCGGACCCAGGTATCGCGGATGATGGCGGCGTATTCGCCGGCCATCCTCGGCGAGACCACCGCAGTCAGCAGCTTCGTCAGGTAGGCGGTGCCGCCGACCTCGGCCAGCACGTCCGCGTTCTCGAATACCGCCTTCAGCGCGATCGCATTAGCCACCCGGCCGGACTCGATCAGCTTGCGCGCCTCGGCGAAAATCCGCGCGTGGATCTCATCGGCAAAATGGTGCGGCTGTAGGGCCATGGCGCCGTCGATTGCCCGGTTGTTCGCCAGGATCGACCCGAGTAACGCCTGTTCGGCTGCGAGGCTGGCCGGCGGGACGCGCTGGGACAAGCCAAACAGGGGATGCTCGGTCGTGCTCATTTGACGATGCCCATCGCAGCGTCCTGGGCGGCGATGCGCTGGCCGATCCAGCGTATGACCGGCACCGCCATGGAGTTTCCTAGTGCCTTATATTTCGGCCCATCTGCCGTAGGCTTCCCGCGATAGATGATGTCCAGATAATCGTCGGGGAACCCCTGCAAGCGGCAGCACTCGCGTGGGGTAAGGCGACGGACTGCGGAGCCGACGATGGCCCCGTTGTGCCGTCTGGACCCGTTGTTGGCATCCAGCGTGGCGTGGGTCTCGACTTGGCGGACGCCCGATTGGCTGGATTGGAAACCCAGAATTGCAGGGTATCCCTGGCCCGGCTTCCCGCCGCCGACTTTCAGAGACCCGGCGGTGTCATTGGTCGTGACTTCACCGCGCTGGTTTTCGTGGAAGGCCAGAACGTGCGAAGTCCGATCCGTCCCGCTCGTCAGCGCATCAATGCGGCCACCGGTATCCCAGGCGCCACAGTTCGGGGATGTGCGGTAGGCCGTCGGGCCTGCGGTGTTGTTGCCACCGAAGGCAATGATATGGTTGGCTGTGGCCTCATCCGGCCCTATGCGCCAACCGCCCTTGGCTGGAACGGTATTCAGCGTGCCAGCGATCAATCCACCATCAAGGTCGAAGTCTGTCCCGAGTCCGCCACCGCCTGTAGTGCGGCTGCTAATTGTGGGGGCAACTCTTTCCCGCGGTTCCCGGCGCGGCGCAGAATCCCCGCGCAGGCTCGCGGGCTCAAAAAGAACCGCTGCGGCAACTCGCCAGTCTCCAAGATATCCGACAACGAACACACGTTTCCGTCGCTGGGCCAGTCCGAAATACTGAGCGTCAAGCACTCGGTAGGCGAACCCGTACCCGAGTTCGCCCAAGCCCCCGACAAAGGAACCAAAGTCCCGTCCGGCTCCCGACGACAAGACGCCGGGGACGTTCTCCCAAAGAAGCCAACGGGGCTTTTTTCTGTCAGCCAAACGAAGATACGCGAGGGCCAGGTTGCCGCGCTCGTCGGCCAATCCTCCCCGCAGCCCGGCGACACTGAACGACTGACAGGGCGTTCCACCGACAAGCAGGTCAATAGGTCCGTAGTCTCCAGCGCCGATCGTCGTGAAGTCGCCATGACACGTCACTCCCGGCCAGCGGTAAGCCAGGACCGCGCGAGGGAAAGGATCGATCTCCGAAAAGAAGACGGGTCGCCAGCCCAATGGCTCCCAGGCGACGCTTGCCGCCTCGATGCCCGAACAGACTGAGCCGTAGGTGATCGATGGCTTGCTCATCATTTGGCGGGGCTCGCCGGTTTCGGTTCACCGCACTCGGCGCACGCGCCCCGGTGGGCGAAATTGCCGACGATATTGCGGCAAGCACCACAGCGCCACACGATCGACGATATCGGCCGGTCGTCCTGTTTCGGCTTGCTGGGGTCGAGGCTCATAGGGGCCATCCTTAACCGCGCGACGAAATTACAACTTGTTTCCAAATCCGGTCGATCATTTCGGGCTGGACTTCGTATGCGCCGCCGCCGGTCGCATCAGGGTGCGGGCACGGATGATCCCAGGAGCTTGTCGCAACAAAAAACGACAGCCCGCAGTTTCGGCACCACTGCTGAACCGTTTGGCCCAGACAGAAATCCGCGAAGAAATGGCCTCCAAAGTTTCGAGTCATCATTGGGCGGCGATCTCCGCGAACAGCGGCGTATCGAGGCCGGCGGCGCGGCCCAGGCGGCGGTGAATATCCGCGATGGATACCGCATCCTGCTCTATCAACGTGGCGCTGCACCCGATCAGCCGCGCCGCCTCCCCGGTCGTGCCGCTGCCGGCGAACGGGTCCAGCACCGTGCCGCCCGGCGGCGTTACGAGGCGCACAAGCCAGGACATCAGCGCCAACGGCTTGACGGTCGGGTGCTTGGAACCGGCCCTGTCCGCCTTGCTGGCTTTCGCGCAATAGAAGAAGCGGGCGGCGGTGCCGGTGTCCGGTTCACGCTGGACGTGTGTTCCATTGTCTCTATTTGGATCGAAACCAGAAAAACCGCTTCGTTTCGGTTGATGCGTGATGCCGCCGCTCACCTTCTCGCCAAACGCCGCGAACGCCTCCATCACCTCATCGCTGCCGTCGTGGATGACGTTGGCCGGGAATCTGCCCAGCGTCGTGTCATCAACGGCCATGCTACCGGCCAGACCTTTGCCGTAAGCCTTTCGTTGTTCGTCGCTTTCTTCGTTCCTGCAGGCCTCACGCCAGGGCCGCTCTCCACCTTCCACGCGGCACCCGTCGATATTCAGACCACCGCACCCATGCAGCAGCACGCTCGCCGCCAGGGTGCCGATCAGCGGCTTGCGCGCAACCACAATCGGCTCATGCGCGGGTTTGAGCGCCGAACCCCAACCATCCCATTGCGCGGCCTCGTCCGTTGCTGGCCGATACTCGCTCGGCTGATAGGTGAGCCCGTTATCCTTGATCCACGATCCTGTGCCGTTCTGGTCGGCGCCGGGGATCATGCGGGCTTGCGGTACGCCGGCCGGGATCACGTCGCCAACGCGACCGAAATGCTTATCGATCGCCTTCGCTATGTCGTGCGACTTCGGAAACCCCTGGCCGTACAGCCACAACACCGAATCCCTGATCTCAAACCCGGCGTCCTCGATCGCGCACACCATCCGATGCGACGTTCGCGTGCCGCCGAACGCCAGCAGATGGCCGCCGGGTTTCATGACGCGGTACACTTCGGCCCAGGTCTCCGGACGCTTGGCGAGATCGCCGCCATCCCACGCCTTGCCCATAAAGCCGGTGCCGATCATTGACCGACCGGCGGGGCTGTTCGGGTTGACGGACGCAGCGCCGGACCCGCCGCGCTTGCCGGTCGTCAGGTGATAGGGCGGGTCGGTCACGCACGCATGAAACGACTCAGCCGACAAGGTCTGGAGCACGCCCAGCATGTCGCCGTGCAGGACAGTCACGGACATAGGGCGGCGACCTTCGCCCGCAGCACCTGTTTACCGGCGTGGCTCACCACCCGCACCCAGGATTGCCGCCAGTGCTCCAGGCACCATGCGTGCGACGGTTCAGTCGGCTCCGCCGCCATCCACAGCAATGAACCACAGACGCAACAGCAGCGGTCTTCCGGTAGCATTGGACTGTTCCCTTTGGTCGGTCATGCTGCCCGCCTCTTGGTTGCGCGCCCTTTGTCGGCGCGGATGCCCATTTCATGCGCCCACACCACCGCCGCATCGCGGGCGTTGTTATCGGTGATGTGCCAGCCCATCTTCGCGACCCATGGGGCCACGATCTGATCCTTGACGTTGAGACCGGCGCGACTCTCTAGTTCGGTCAACCAGCAGCGGCCGCACACATCGGCACGCACCGTTTGCACCGCGAGCGCGATGAACTTCCGTTCCCAGCGATACGCCGTCGCCTCGGCCGTGCCGGCCAGACAGAGCAGCAGCCGGGCAGTCTCGGCGCTGCCCTTCACGCCAGCCGGCATCGGCGCCTCGATGGCGATCACCGCCGGTTGGTGCAAGCTGATCGCGTCGGCCAGTTCGTTTTCAAACGCAACGAGGCGGCGCCCCAGGGCGGCGTTGGGCGGCAACAGCCACACCCCCCAGACCGGTCCTGTTACGAGGTGGCGCTCATCGCCCCAGCACCAACCGGTGCTCAGGCTGATATCAAGCGCCAGGACACCACCGCCGCCGGGCATCAGTTCGCCGCTGGTTGGGCGCCATTCCCCGGCTCACGTCGGGCACGACGAGGCGTTGCCTGTTTGATGTTGGCGGCATCGGGGTTTTTCATCAGCCGGTCGGCATGACCGTCATGATACCCCTCGATCCACTGCACATGCGCCCGCGAGCCGGGCGTGTGGGTGTTGTGCTCCAGCGTACCGCCGG